CTGGCTGCTGATCGTCCCTTCCGCCGCCGCGACGCGAGTGGTCAGGCTGTTGACCGCCGAGGCATCGGCCTTGGTGTTGGCCACCGACAAGGCGTTGGCGGCTGCCGTTGCCGCATCGGTTGCCACTTTGTCCGTCACTGCTGCCCACGCCGATCCGTTCCAGCGCTTCGGCGTGTTCGCCCCGCCGGTGATGTCGATCCACAGGTTCTGCACCAGCTGATCGGCTGCCGCCGGCGCCGCCGTCTGCACCAGCACCTTGCCCTTGCCACCGGCCAAGGTGTTCGCCGCGTTCGCCGCGTTTTGCGCGGCGGTCACGTTGCCGTTGGTGGTGGTCAGGCTGTTGGTCAGCCCAATGATCGCCGTGCCTTGGCTGGTATTAACCCCCTCGATACTGGTGATTTTGGTTTCAGTGATGTTGACCCGAGCGGCCAAGCCGTTCGACTCGGACACTACTTGACCAACGTCCACCCAATAGGTCGCATTCGGCGGCGACTTCGCGCCGCTGGCATCCGCCGGTACCGCGATTTTGGCTTGGTACAGACGATCATTCAGGCGCGTTGAGGCGCCGGCGGCGTAGGCTTTGTCCTTCTGGTATTCGGCCGACTTGGCGAGTGTGGAGACCTGATCGATTTGCAACTGAAGGTCGGCTTGAGCTTCGCTGAACGCCTGCTGCGCTTCGCTCAGCGCGACTTGCCCTTCGTTCACCAGCTCCTGCAGGTGATCCGTGACTTCGCCGATCTGCTCGCCCAGCTCATTCACTCGATTGCTGACCGATCCCGGCAGGGTTGGCGGGCCATCAATCAGATCGATCCGCCCCAGCAGATGCTGGCCGAGGTGAGAATCTGTTATTTCCCCCTCCAGCGCGTCGAGGTAAGCGCCGACATCATTCGAAGTTGATGCGGGCACGTACAGAAATGCGCTTTTGCCATAAGCATTTGACGACCGAACGAAGTAGTAATAGTTGGTGTAGAAGCCGAGTCCGGTATGAGTAAAGGAAAGACCCTGCCCCAGATACACCGCATCATCCGGGTCAGATGACGGAACCGTGCTGAAGAAGTATTCATAGGTCCCGCCATTCAACCCGCGCAAGGTGTTGGACGGAATCAGGGTGATCGAATCAATCGACGACTGCACCACACAGGCTTCAGGAATGGGCGGACCATTCACGCTAACGGAAATAGTCGCCTCGCCCGACCGAGCCATCGGCCCCACTGCCGCCACACTCATCGTGTAGCTACCCGAAGGCAAGCCATTGATAGCCCGCTCGGTGGAGGTCGCTGGAACATTGTGCGATTGGATCGCAGTCGCACCCTGGCGAACGATGACGATGTATTCCTTCACAATGCCGGACGGAGGCACCCAGGAGAGGATGCCCTGTGTCACCTCGGCCGATGCATCCTGCGTCCACTTGAGGTTTGTGGGTGACCCTAGGCCACCGGTCGGCAGGTTGATAAAGCCAAGTGGGTTGTATGGCTGACCCACGGCATCATCGAATATCGGCGCCTCGTATTGTTTCACCTGAACGGTACAGCCTTCGCTGTCACCCATCGACCAGTCAGAAACAATGAATTCCCCGAGTATATTCAGAGACGGCAGGTTCACCCGTACCACGCGGCCCGGCCGACAGTTGTAGCCGGCGAAATTCATTGGGATGCTGATTGCACCACCGGCGCGACGACGGCGCAGCTCCATATTTGCCAGGCGCTGGGCCTGGTACGGATCCGTGACGTAGGAATAGGTGAGCGTTTCCGCCGCCTCTCCACCGTCTTCTACAACCCACTGATCCACTTGCACTTCGGGATAGTCGGTTTCGGTCCAGGACTGCGAAGGGTCAATGAAGGTGCCGCGCACGGTATTGATGGCGGAATCGTTGCTTGGCTCGGTGCTGCCAGTGATGGTGCCCACCACCATGTCTTCAGTGATCTCGAAATCATACGGCCCGTAATACGCGCCCGCCTGGAGCATCCAGCGGCCACCTACACGGATCAGCTTGCCTGCGCACGCCGCCTCAAGCTTTTGCAGCACACCTGTGCGCTGTTCGTCGGCACCGATCACGCAGGCAGTTCGATAGCGCTGACTGGTCGATCCGTCGGCATTGGTCAGGGCTTCGTCGCAGAGGTTGGCTGCACTGGCAAAGGTTTCGAAAACAATCTCATCGTCCGGCACACCGCAGCGGGCACGCAGAAACCAGAGCAGATGCAGCGCGGTGTTTGCGCTGTAAACGGCGGTGCCCGTGCGAGGGTCGTAGAGGTCATTTCGACCTCGAACGACAAACCGTGTGTCCGGAATACCCGAGGGGAATTTCTCGGCGCTGTACTGCAGCGACACGCGAACAAAGGAAAGTCCCCGTCCGATCTGACTGTCCTTCCAATCCGGGCAGTTGGCCTTCAGGAAGGCGTTGACCTGGGTCGGGTTGACGATCAGCTCGTAGCTCGCCAGCGGTCCAAACGAGCTGATTTCCTCTTCGCCCAGGTAGATGTTTTCCAGCGCATCAATGGCGCCTTCGCACAGAACGTAGACCAGGTGCAGCCACTCGCCCTCGCCCTGCGCGCCCGCTTGCTCCTGCGCCCAGACCAGCACGCCACCGGTGGAAACCCGGCCAAGGATGAACCGCACCGGCGCCTTGGAGGAACGTACGGTCTGTGCTGACGGCTCGTTGTCGCGCAAAGGCGACTTGGTGTTGAGCTTTTCCTGCTGTTCGGCTGCGTAGAAGGCCAGCGCCGCACCAGCGACCGCGCCCCACGGGCCGCCCTGAAAGCCGCCGATGACCGCGCCAACGACTACCTGCGCGAGTTTTTTAACGCCGCCACTCATTCAACCCTCCACGCGGCCAGTGGCTCGCATTCGACTCGGGCTGCGCCGTCGTCAGTTGTTGCCCAGAAATCACCTGCCCAGAACACGGCCATGCTTCGCCCGCCAGGCGCGTCGTACAGCACTACGTCTCCGCGCTGAATGAAGGTCAGCGGCACCCTTGCGAAACGGGCATCCCATGCCGCTTCGAGGCTGCCGTGCTGCTTCTTCAGTTGCCGCTTGGCACCGGTCTCGGTCGTGTACTTGCCGCGGTAGTTTTCGGCCGGGTCCACGCCACAAATGGCCAAAGTGCAGTCAGCCGCGAACAGGCAGCAGTCAAATTCACCCCATGAAAAAGGCCGCTCTTGGGCGGCCTTGATCACGTCGTTCAGACGGGTTGTCCAGTCTCGGTAGCGCATGGCTAACTTCCATAAGTGAATGTCGGGGCGTCCTTCTTCGAGCCCCAGTAAATGGGCCACTCGGACATCTGGGCGATGGCGTAAAAGAAGCGGTCGCCGTCATGACGCGCACGGTGGTTTTCGTCGGTGAAGCGCTCGGTACCGGTACGGCTCCACTCGGCCATACGGTCGATCACCGGAACGGCGATGCTGTTGCCTTCCTGACCATTACCAGCAAAGGAAAACTTGGCGGCATCCATGCGCCCCGAGAAAAGGATGTCAGCGGCATAGGTGCCGTTCTCGTCGAACACCACGAACATCACCTTGGCCAACCGCCCGCGACAACCGCGCACATTGGTTTCGGACAGGATGTAGGCATCGAGGCCGCTCAACGTCAGCTCAACCGACATCGGCGAGCTTGAGTTGTCGCTTTCCTGGGACTGACTCACCTCGCCGAAATTGCCGACTCCCAGATAGGTAATGCCGTCGATTACGAGATCGCCGGTGCCGGTGTGCGCGAAGACCATACCGTCGACAAAATCCAACTGCACGGCATAGACGGGCATGAACTTACCGGTGGCGATGATGTTCACCACGCTCTGGCTGAATGGGAATGCTGACGGCATCAGAAAGCCTCTCGAAACTGAAAGCTGCCGTTGGCCACGACGGGCTGAACAGTCAGCTGATTGGTGTCATCCACACGGCGCATCTCGGAATAGGGGTTGCGATACTCAACGGCAGCCCCGGGCGTGATAGCCCGGCGAATCCGTTTGTTGAGAAACACCTGAACCCGGCCCTGAGCGTTCGACATGGCATCGTCCACCACCTCAAACATCTCACCGGCGATGGAGATGTAGTCGCCAAAAGAAAAGACCTTCTGGTTCGGCGTCACCCCGCCCAAGATCATGTTGGTGGCCTGGGCATTGGCTGTGACGACTACCGGCGCGCCAATGTTGTCGGACCTGGTGCGCGTGAAGGCAGGAATATTCACCGTCCCAAACATGCCCTGAAGGCGGCCCAGCAGCGCCGTTACTTCGCGCTCGTCCTCATCAAACAGGCCATCAAAGCTGAGCGTGCACAGCCAGTAGGCCCCCGGATAGCCCATGATCTGCTGAGCGTTGGACAGCGTCGACGTGAAGGCCCGGTTGTTGTAGACCATGCCCCAGGTCATTTGCGACGGCCACAACGCAGCCGGCCAAGCGATAGCCATGAAGTACTCCTACAGCCGTTTACCGGCGATTGATTAGCTGACGGGCGGGGCCGTTTTGTTTGAGGTCCTTGAGCATCATCTGGTAGCCGCCTTCGGCACCACGTCGCGCCGCCTCCTGGATGCGGGCGAGCGTGGCTTCATCAGCACTGCCCTGTACGGTGATGTGCTGCGTGATCCCGCCAACCGACACCGTTGAAGCGGATTCAGCGGCTGACGCCCCTGATTCGCCAATGGCCCGAACGCCGAGCGACCCGTCAGCAGCCCGGGTCAGCGGCATGATTGCCTCGGGGCCAGCTTCTGCGAAGATGCCGGCGCCCTTGGCGAAGGCGAAGGTCTGCGGCGTGTCGTAGACACCGCCAGAATACGATGACAGGCTGGCAGAGCTGTAGACCCCACCTTTGGCGTTGGCCACCATCGCGCCTTCGCTGAAGCCGGTCATGGTTCCACTGCCAGCCCCCCAACCCGTGAATGCGCTGAATGCACTGCTGAGGAAACCAGCGGCGGCTTGCCGCACCTGAATTCGGATCAGGTCCTCAATGATCGAATCGGCCATGTCCTTGAAGGACAGCTTCCCCGTTTTAACGAAGTCGACGATGCCATCCTCCAGCCCACTAAAGGCACTGGTGAACAGCTGCTTGGTTTGGCCGGCAACATCGGCAGCCTGGTCAACGTAGTCCTGCAGTGCATCCGCCGCACCGTTTGACCAGTTGGCCTGGGCGGCATCCACCTGGCTGAAGTAGGTCTGTTGGGCGACCAACCGCTTGCCGAGCTCATCCTGCAGAACTTTCGTCTCGCTGGCATAGAGCTCTGGCGAGATCTGTCCGGTGTTGCGTTGTTCGTTCAAGCTGGCCAAGTCAGCCGCATACTTTTGCCGAAGCGCCAGATCCGCACGCATCCGGTCCCGGGCCTTGTCGCCCATGCCGATGCCGGCCAGCTCCTGATCGAAACCGTCCTGTGTTGTCTGCGTGCCGGTGGCCTGCGCCGCCTTGAAGGCCGTCAGCTTCAGATCGTCTTCGTTGGCTTTTTTGATCTTATTCAGCGCGTCGAGCTCGGCAGCCATGCCCAGCAACCGTTTTTTCTGCGCCTCGGTCAGCTTTCCGAGTTTGCCCTCCTTCAATTCGAAGGAAAGCTTCGCAACCTCGGTGGCATCCTTCTGCTTTTCACCGGTGGTGTTGATCAACTCGATCTGACGTTTGTAGCTTTCCTCAGTCGATTCGAAAGCTTTCAACTGCTGCTTGGCTGATGATTCCGATTCGCTGATGTGCTTTTTCGATGCTTTGGCCGCTGCATCATCAGCAGCTTTTACCGCATCCTTCGCGGCTGCGGCTGAGCGGATCGCTGCGACCTGTCCTTCCGTGAGCAGGGTGTTCTCTTCGATATAACGGTTGGCTGCTTCCAGATTGGTCTTGTCTTTCGATGCGGCCAGCTGTTTAAGCAACTGATCAAGATACTTCTGCCCTTCCTGCACCGCCCCTGCTCGTGCTGCAGCATTTTCACGTTCAGCACGGGTGTTGGCGTCCGTTTCTCCCGTAAGTTCCGCAAGAGCGGTTTTCAGGCTTGCTACTAGCGCAGCTTTTTCTGCTGCCGCGCCGCCGCTGCGCTCGAGCGCATCAATCATTTCAAGCGTTACACCAGGAACTGTTCGGACCTGGTCAGATACTGCTTTCCAATCCACGACCATGCCGGAAGACTGATCGGCCGACGCCTTGGAAATTACGTCCATAGCGGCCTGGAACTCGGCAGGCAGTGGTGCAATACCGCCCATAAAGCCAGAGGCACCCGCCAATCCTGCGTTGGTCAGACTGCTTTGAAACTCAAAAGCAATTGATCCGGCCGCTGTAGACAAATCTTCTTCAGCATCTTCGATCGATGCTTTCAGCTCGCGCAGGGTGACGGACTGAGTTGCACGGTTGAGCTTGTTGAAGCGCTCGATCAACTTGTCCAGCGGGTCACTGAGGTTCCCCAATTTCTCCTCGAGCACGCTGGTGTTATCTCGCAGAGTGAGGAACGCAGTGGCGGCGCCGACCGCCAACATCGCGATTCCTACCGGACCGCCAAGTATGCCTAAAATTGTCCTGGCTGGTCCCACTACGGCTGCCTGGGCAGCAGCGACAGCGTTGGTGGCACGAGTTTCCGCCATCCTTGCTTCTGCCAACTGAAGCGACAGCTGCGTCTGTACGGCCGTCCCCTTCGCTGCCAGTGACTCTTTTTCAGCTAAAAAAACCGCTGTTTGAGCTTTTTTCTGGTCGGCTTGTGCGGCAAGCAGAACTGACGCTGCCTGTGCTCGGCGAGCCAGAGAGTCTTCAACTGCTGCTTTGGTAGCGATAACTGATGCAACTGCGGAGGCAGCTAATCCGCGGACAAAAACTGCCATAGCCCCAACTGCTGCTACACCGGCAATTTCTGCAAGAGTTTCAAAGTTGTCCCCGAGACCGCTAATCCCGCTTGCGAGAATGCCAGTACCGTCTGTACTTTCGTTGACTCGGCCGACATAAACAGTGAATGCATTCGAAAGGTTTTGAATCGCATCCCGCACCGCGACACTCATGCTATCCGCCAAGACACCATTTGCCTCAGATGACTTTTGCAGGCCTTCGGTTAAAACGTCCAGGCTTAGCTGGCCTTGGGCACCAAGGCTACGGATTTCCTCTGCTGTCTTACCGGTAGATTTAGCGATCGTATCTACCACTGTAGGCATGGCAGCAAGTATCGACTGCCAACCATCCGCCTCTACCTTGCCGGTCTGGAGAGCTTTTGAGTAGGCATCGATCGCCGAGCTGGCCTTGTCAGTAGAAGCGGAATTGGTGACCAACAAGAAACTGAAGCTATCCATGACGTCCAGCGCTTGGCCAGTGTCGTAGCCCATCGACTTAAGGCTGTCAGATGTGCGGATATATAATTCTTGCGCCTCGCTCAGTGGGCGGTAAGTACGTTTGGCGGTTTCCAGCAATCGCTGTTGCACCAGGTCATACTCACCCACGCTACTGGTTGCCATCCCAATTCGGTCTGACATCTGCCCGTAGGAATCGGCTGTTTCGATAATCTTGCCGATAGACGCAGCACCGATCGCTCCAGCCAGCGCGTTCTTAATCAATCCAGCAGCGCTATGGGCACTGTCACCTGTTCGGTCAAAAGCCTCATCAATATCGGCCAAGCTCTTGTCGATCTTTCCAGACGCTTGGGCAACGCTCGAATCCGCACGGGCCATTTCCTGCCGCAACTGCGCAGTGGTCGCTTCGATGCGAACCAACATCCCCTGAACGTCTGTATCAGCCATGGTTTACTCCGGGCAACAAAAAACCTGCCGAAGCAGGTTTCTGTGAGTATTGAATGGAGCTACTCCTTCCTGGAGTTCGCCCTATTTGCAGCGTCAGTAATTTTTCTGATCCGCCGTTCTTCTTTCGCTTGCCGCCTAATTGGGTTAGATGATCTTTTTTCCCATACATAGATGGCCGCGAGAATCGTCAGTACCGATGCCAGGGAAAATACAACGACGTCTCCCGCTGACATCACCAAAGCAGCGAGCCCGAGGAAAAACCCAGGTGCCAGTGCGATGGCAATGACGAGAAGTAGTAAGACTATGAGGAGTTGCATTGTGTTTCCCTGCAATCAAATCTCAAGCCTATCAAATAAGAGCGTGCCATCCCAATCATCAACCCTTTCGACCAGTTAACGCTTGTCGTAACTTTGCAGCAACAGTAGAAGGCTTTGGCTTCTCTTGCGAATCAGCAGGCTTTCCACCGAACGGGTTCGTCATTTGCGCCCATTCGATTCTGGCATCCATCGCCAAGAACAACTCCGGCAACGCCGTCCGCCAAGCAACTTCTGGAGGCCACCCCAACCAGCCCGTGGCTACCGCATATAGCCGATCAACATAGCTGCCGTCCTCGACAGCACTCACTCCTTCCCCGCTTCGCCCTTTCCCGAATCCTTCCCCCGCGGATTGTAAAGCGCGACCAGATAAGCATTGAGCTGAACGGAAACCTCAAGGACCCCTGCCTGCCAGACTTTTTCGGCCAGCGCTTCAGCAGCCTTGTCCGTTAAACCAGCGCCTGCAGCGACGATGCGGGCGCACCCGTCAACACTCAATGCATTCACCACTTGCGAAGCGCCCCGCAACCCACCGAAGTGCGCCTCTATTGCGCGGACAGCGCCCAGAGTAGGCACCATGGTGTACACATCATCACCGACGGTGACCTCAACAGTGCCGTGGAGAGTTTTACTCATTGGATCAATTCCTTGGAAGTTTGGGGCCGGAGCCCCACCAGTCACGTCGGGAGAATTTCAAGGATGTCGGAGTTGATGCCGATGGTGACATTGCGGCGCACCACGTTGTCTGCGGCACCGGCAGCGACGGTGTTGTTCATGACCTTGCCACGCATGTAGAACGTAGTCGGGAGAATGGCCGGGGTTGCATCAGGATCGCCGTCATTCAGGGTGACTTTGATGTTGTAGTCACCTTTGCTGCGATCCTTGTGGGCAACTTTAAGCTTGGCCTGGCCGAGGTCGCCATTGTCCAGACCCACGGTCAGTGTCAGGTCGCCCGCATCGGCGGTACCCTTGTATTTGCGAACACGACCATCGCGCAGGGACGTGAAGTTCACAGAGCTGAAAGTGTCGCCGAATTCGCCGAGGTCTTCGATCTCGCCGACTTCGACATAGGTGTCGGCCTTGTAGAGCGCTTCGGTATCGGCGCCGTTCTTGCTGCCGATCGAGAATCGGCAGCCGGCGGCGGTATTGAGGTTGTCATCGGCCATGGGGGTTCCTCCAAAGGCACATTGGATAAAGCCGCGAGGCGGCCGGATTTAAATTAATGAGTGGTGATAACGCGAACAGCGATCGAACCTTGATAGGTGACACCATCCGCATCGCGCTGAGCATCGGCCTGCTCAACTCTTACGGAGACAACCCGGCCAACTGTCAACGGTAACCGGCGCTCGTCCAGGGCGGCGACGACCTCGCCGTTGATGCGTTTGACTTCCGCCTGGCCGTGAGCATCAGACCAAACCGACAGGTAGAGCATCCGGGTTTCGCGTTTACGGCCGGAGATGGGCCGAGTATTCACCGAGACTTCGCGATCAAACGAAATGTATGGCATCGGCGTATCCATCGGAGCACCGTCGTACACAGGACACGAAACCTCAGCTTCCAGTCGCGCGACCAGCGCCTCCTGCAGTGCAACAGACGGATCAGCCATCGGTAATGCCCTCACTCGCTTTGCTCAATGTCCTTGCCACGGCGGCACGGATATTGGCCAGGACAAATTCACGATTCACGGCCATTGCAGGTCGAAGCCATGGATGTGCGGGCCGAGCCGGAATATCCGGGTAGTTGCCGTAAAAGTGACCACCATCACTTTTATTCTTGGTAGGTCGCTGGTTCAGGGCATTGCGGCGCCCCTTGAGTTGCGACTTATCCCGGTTGTTGGTGTGCTCACCGCCGATGGCGTTGGCATCCGCCCGTCGATAAAGCGCGCCGCTGTAACCCTTGGTGCCGTACTCAAGAAAGCGCAGATAGAAGAACCGACGCATGTCCTTTTTACCCCGGATACCGATCTGCGCATCCAGGCCGCTTTTGGAAACGAAGGTTCTCAAAGCAGACGCAGCGGCGCCGGTATCTTTCGGTACCAACTGCCGCATGGTGGTGAGGATCTGGTCCGCTGACTCCTGCATCGCCGGGACCAATTCGTTATCCATTTTCAAGTGAATGTTGCGCAATGTACGTCGCAACTTGAAGTCACCGGACATGCGCGAGCGGCGAGCAGGCATGACCATTACTCCTTGGCTGCTTCGGCCTTTTTGGCCACCGGCGACTCGAGCACTTCGCGAACAAGCCCGCGATTGACCAGTTCGGCGCCTGTCTTGGCATCGACAGTGAACTCCTCGCCCTTGGATTTTTCACCAGTGGCGCCGGACAGGTTGCCCAATGCAATTACTTTCATGGTTCACCTCTAAGAATGGGGGACGTTTGAACAGAGGAGTCGAAGCATCGAGCGGGCGTTATCCGGCAATACCGCCTCGATGAGGTAAGTCATGGCGATACCGCCGACCACATGCACCAGGCGATTGCCTGCGACCGCATCCGCGCGGGGCCGGATGCGAATTTCAGCTGACACAGTCGCCTTCAGTTGCTCAGCAACAGGGGCGATGCGTCCGGAGGGCAGCGCGATATCAGCCCAAAGCTTGCCGACTTCTGCCCAGGTGACCTCGAAGCCGGCAGATGTATTTTTAACGCGCACCGGCCTTTGCATGGCACAGCGATGACGCAAGGAACCGGCTCTCACTACACCCCCCAGCCAATGCGATATGGCGTTAACAACGATCGTGAACCCATGGGTAGCTCGGAAGAAATCGTACCGACGACGACATCTTCCCGGTTTGCGTAGAGACTGCCGGCGATCAGCAAGCACGCCGCACGAATAGATGGATTGATGACAATCGGCTTGTCGCCAGCAGAGCCATCCGACACTGCGGCAGCAAGCGAAAGTTCATCCGCATAAAAACGTCGGTTCAGAAACTGCGCCGCACTGTCTTCGGCTGCCGCCAGCAGCAACTCCACATACGCACGATCGTCTTCCTCCGCACGCAAATGCTGCAGTGCTTCATCGGTCGATATGGCGTTCATATCAGGCCTTTGGATCTTTATCAGTCGCGAGGCCTGCAGCGATCAGCGAGGTCGCGTCATGCTTCGGCGAAAGATAACCGGCACCACCCCGGCGGCGGATTTCTTTGCCGTCCAGGTAGCTGCGCAGCGGGTAAATCATGATCGAGTTGTCAGTAACCGCTCCGCCCGCGGGAGACGTGGCCACAGACGTATCAGTGAAATTGTCATTTTCCGCAGGCGAGCTTGAAGTATTACGCGCCATATCGATCTCTCCTAAACGAGCAAGGCCACCGAGCGGTGGCCTTTTAATTGGGGATTAAGCGGCAGTCAGGTCGCCGGTAACGAACGCTTCAGGTCGGTACACGGCGAACGCCAAGCGTTCTTCTGCACGGATGGTGACCATGTTGTTTTCGAAGTCCTTGTCGTTCTCGGTCGAGATGAGCACCTCGATGCCCATGCGGTCGAAGATCTGCGCAGCAAGGCTGAAGGCGCCGACCAGGAACTGGTCTTGTACGATGGCCTGAGTTTCAACCACCGGCAGGTTCCATAGGCGAGGCGCGGTACCGTCCTGAGGCTTGCCGATGATGTAGCGACCCTCGCCGTCCTTCAGGAGCTCGATAGCAGCCCAGTCGATCGGGTTAAGAACCACGCCGGTCGATGGGAACTCAGCCAAGGTCGCCTGCAGCAGCGCCAGGCGAATGCGGTCGATGCGCTGCTCGGCGGCCACGGTGATTCCAGCCGGTGCGGCATACGCCTGAGCTTGAGGAATGATGCCGTTTAGGTTGTTGCCGGTACCGTTGCCATACAGCAACTGGGCTTCTTCGGCCAGCAGCAGACCGTAGCGCGCACGGGCGTCAATGTAGCTTTGCAGTGCCGCGGCATCATCCAGAATCTGGCGGCTACCTTTGAACAGGTGAGCAATAGTACGAACGTTCGCGTTCTCCAGCCCGAAGGTCAGGTCGCTGTACGGTTTGGCCAGGCCTTCGCCGACGATTGCGGCGTTATTGGTAAAGCCGGTCTCCCGGACGTACTCGACAGCGTTGCTGCCAGTCGTACCCGGCGCGACCAAGTCGCGAATAGTCAGGCGGCGCTGAGGGGCAATAATCACGCCGACGCGGTCAGGGGCGACCAGGGCGCCGCCGGTGGCAGTGGTGATGGCGGCGCGCGGAACCTCGACGCGGCGCGAGCCGCGAAACGAACTCGTCACGCCCTCTTCGGTCATCTTGGCGGCCACCAGGTGACCAGCAGACTGCTGCACTTCTGGCTCATGCTGCTTACCAGCATTGACCAGCTTCTGCTCCGCCTCCTGCACACGGGCTTGCAGCTCGCCTTGCTTGAGCAGCAGCTCATCCACCTTGCCACGGGTTTCCGCCTGCATCTCACCGGAAGCTTTGATTTCCTTCTCGGTGCGCTCGGCATAGGTTTTGATTTGATCGCCAACCGCTTTTAGGTCGGCCTGGGTTTGCTTCTGGGAGGCTTCGATTTGAGCGTAATCCGGAGCTGGCATTTTTTGGTCCTTTCAGAAATGAAAAAACCGCCACAGGGGCGGTAGGTAATCGGGTGTGTTTACAGCCGCTCAGCGGCTCGGGAACAAACTTCGAAGCGCTGACGCCTGGTTTGCGGTTTCTTCAAACGCGGATACATCTAGGGCAGCGCTGGGCATGCCCGGCACGACAGCGCGAAGCGTGTCGCCGCCAGCAGTGCTAGACGTGCTGGTCTTGATTTCGGAAATGAGTTTTCGCCGTTCGCTACGAGGCATGCCGGACTTCGCCAGTGCCGCGTCGAGCTTACGCGCTGAATGGGCCTGCGCCCCCGCTTCGCTTGGCGCTTGCTCAACCTCAGTTGCGGAAATAAGACCGGTAGCGAATCCCTTCTCGACGGCGTTCGATCCGTTCATGTAGGTCTCGGCGTCGAGCATTTTCTCTACCGCAGCTTCCTCTTGCCCGCTGGTGTCTGCGTACAAGCTGATCATGGCGCGATCGAACTCCTCCATGGTGTCGGCCAGTTCTCGGATGGCGTGCCGGTTGCCAGCGAAGTACGTCCAGCAGTTGTGGATCATCAGGAATGCGGTCTTGGCAACTTCGCGTTTGGCGCCTGCCATGGCAATTACGGATGCCGCCGAAGCGGCCA